GCAGGTACTTGGTGTTCAGCATGAAAGCTGTGCCTGGAGGGCAGAAGCCGCCGATACCACCGTCAAGTACGCAGTCTGCGTCCATGAACTTGATTGATGGGAAGCCCAAGCTAGCACTTGAAGAGTCAGTGAAGCGTTGGTTAGCCTGCAAAGAAGCCACATACGCCTTCCATACAGTGGCGTCCATCATGATCAAGTCAGGACGGTCAGTGCCACGCTGCAGGTTAGCCCACAACTCGTTCATGTCAGCTTGGATAGTTGTGGTGTTAGCCACATCCTTAATCTTACTGCGCCAGAATGTCCAAGTAGCACGGTCAATACCACCGTAAGTGCCAGTAGTAGGGTCAACCGGTACAGCAGCATTCAAACCAACGATTTGCTTACCACCGAAGCCAGTACCGTCAGAGTACAAGCCACCGCAGATAAGATTCTGCATGGTAGATTCAGCAACGTCAATACGACCGGTCAAGAGGTCGATGATCTGCTCAGGGCCGGCATTCTGCAGTTGCTCAAGACCAGAGATGATAACTGGGCAAGCAGCTTGCTTGATGTCGAACTGAGCGGCAGAGATAACATCTTGTGCAGCAACAGGCAACAAGTCATAGCCGCTGTAGAAACCAGCATTTGCGTTCTCCAAACTGTTATATCTGAGGCTCTTTATCCTCAGCGTCTCCGGTTTTCACCGGAGTGTCGGACTATATCTTCACCGTTTCCGGTGTTGGGCGCTCGTGGCCGGATTATCGCTTGCGTAGCTCACCGACTAGTCTCTAGAGGTTCTAATTTCATCCTGCGATTTGCTTCCCGTGCAGCTAAAGACCGTTTGTGTGCCGCCTTACCTTCTGGCGTAGCCCTGTAGGCTTTCATCTTTGCACTTCTATCGGCTTTCATCTGTTTGGAAAACTCAGTATCTTGCATCTTTAATCGCCATGTTGCGCTTGAAGCCTCTGCGCCTTTTGAGCCTTTCACATTCCCAGAGTTAACCCCCATAGACTTGCGAAACAACCCATCAACATCAGATGCTAGGAGTTCATCACGCCTAGCTCTTGCTTTAGTTGTGTTTGCGCGGATAGATTCTAGCGAGATTTTAGACCTTGCGGCATCAGCGCGAGAGCGATGCTCAGCCAAATCAACCTCAGTCCAAACCTTATCCGCCCAGCCTTTCCGCATCCCCGCCTTCATGCGGGAGCTTATGACTGGATCACCCCAAGCCTGTTTTGTTAACTCAGATTGCAGCAGCGTGTTAGGTAATTGAATAACAGTCTTTCGGAAAGTGTTTAGGATAAGATCAGAATCTGTACGATCCATCTCCTCCTGCTCAACAAACCTCAACTCATCAACCCCACACTCCTTCAACAACCTAAACTCCCAAACATCGGCTCCAAGGGCGGTATACGCAGCTTGCAGCTTCTTACAGTGGTGTACGGACTTCTTAAGCTCATTTTTGTGTTTAGCTAACCTAGCCTTAACATCAATGGAGCTGCCGACATACCGCAAACCATTTACAACATTAACAATCTCATAGACTCCAATACTCATCACAGGCTCCGCGAAATTAGCTTCCTACGGGATTGGCATATTAAAGCGTTCCCCGTTTCACCCAATTTTACTTCACCCAGAACATTATTTCAAGCGAAGGACAGTTCTTCATAGATCAAACGACCACCTGCAAATGGGCGGCTCTTGCCACGTGACTCTAAACGAGACAGCAGTGCATTATTTTTTGTAACGTTATCAGCAATCTTGCGACTGCGTTTTTCAATGGTTGTTGCGATAATATCTGAAACATTTGGAAATGACATGAATAGTCCTCCTCGGACAAAATTAAGGGCTTGTGGTCCAGAGGGTTTGCCTCAAAATAAGGTCGGGTATGCCGCTAAAGTAAACGCTAACATACCCTATCAGAGATTACAAGCGATTTGAGACGCTGGAAGTGTAGGCTCTACGGACCGCTGCCCCCACACTATCATCCTCATCATCATCAAGCGGCACGGCAATAGAACCTGATGGGCGAACACTGGCACCCACTGCCTTGGCCTGACGCGCCTGCACTTCAGATGACACAGTACCACGCACCTTGCGCTCCATCATGACATCACGCACTTCTGGATGCATCCACACCGCCTTGTCATACGCTTCCGGTAAAGTGTTAGCCAGACCACGCTCAATCAGGTCAGCCATCAACCCACGCACATCACTGAAGAACTCCTGACCAGAACCATACTGCTCAACAGCACCGGTGATTGTCTGCAGCTCTTGCTGCTCACGCCAGCCACGAATCTCATCCAGCTCCCTGCGCAACTCTTGGGGAATCTGAGATTGCACCGGAGACTTCAACACCTCCTGACCTACCGACTGGTTAATAATCTCACGTAGCGGTATGCCGTAGTCATCGGCAATACCCATCAAAGTCTCAAACTTAGTGGGTAGATCAGCTGTGCGAAGTACCCGCTCAGTGCTTATAACACGGTCAAAATGCTGAGTTGGATTAACACCAATCTGCTGCATCTCACGGAACAACGGCTCCATCGACTGGCGTAACTCACGCAATGGCGCGAACTCACCCTGCAGCTTCTGAACACCCACATGAGAGTTCTCCTCCCTGCGGATTATCTCTTGGCGAACCTCCAACGGCAGGGCTGACCAGTGCTCACGAACCTTTGGTGACCACCCAGACGGAGCACGTTCAGGGGTCCACTTACCACCCAGCACCTCATCTGTAGCAGGCTCAGGCGCTGCAGCAGTAACCTCCGGCTCAACAGCCTTCTTGCTCTTGAACCGACCACCCTCGTCACGATCACTTACCGTGGTTTCGGGAGCCTCCTCAGTAACCTCATCACTAGATTCCTCAGTCGCAGCCATAGCTGCACGGAGCGCATCCTCAATAGACTCTTCACCATCATTCTCCACTTCAGTTTGCATCTTGCACCTCGAAATTTGGCCTATAGCCATCGTTTATTTGTAAGAGAGCCGCGCCTATATCATCTCGCAACTCACCCATATCAAGCGTTTCTTCCTTGCGCCCTAAATCACCGGAGCGTACTTTCTCATCGCTATAACCATCCGCGAGACAAACCACCCCATTCCGTTTATTGTGTTCTTCCATATCCCGATGGTTCGCTATGATCGTCCCGTCAACATTAGACCGGAACGCCTCAAACTTACCTCTAACAAACCCCAACGGGGCCTGTAGGATCACCATACCCATGTACCCACCACACTTCGGACACTCAGGAGTGTTAGTGCGAGCATCTACACTGCTGTGATAATCCCTGACCGTATCGCAGTCACCACATCTAGCAGAGTAAACAGGCATTAACCACCACCACTCGCTGCCCACTGATTTTCAACCACAGGCGCATCAACCACAACCTTCACCTTCTTAGGCTTAGGCTCAGGCTTAGGTGCTTCAACCGCTTCCTCTAGGTCCATACTTTCTTCAGTTATCTCAGTCATCTTCACTCTCCGGTTCACTAGCTTCTTCAACAGCCTCACGCTTCTCACGCTCAGCACATAACTTCTGTTGCTGCATCAACATCTCCATCTCAAACTTCTCGCGCTGGAAGGCCATCTGCTGCTCGTGCATCTGCGCGTTGAACTCCATCTTCTGGCGCTCAAGTGCAGCACTCTGCACCATTTTCTGACTAGCCAACTCCGAGTCCATCTGAGCCTTCTGCTGGGAAACCTGCGCATCCAAGCCAGCTTGCTCACGCTCCAAGGTCATGCGATGACCCGCCTGCTGCTGGTCTAACTGACTCTGCATCACAGCCTCCTGCTGCTTGAGCTGGAACTCCATCTGCATCTTGGCCGCTTCCGCTTGCATCTTGACCTCCTCAGGACTAGGCGGCTGAGGCGGCTTAGGCATCTGCGCCTGTTTCGCCAAGTTATCCAACTCACGATCCAATGCACCCTCAATCTCCGCACCACCACGATACCCCGCAACAGTAAACTTGAACATGGTCAGCAGTAACGAACCCATACTAGGGTTCTGAATCATAGCCGGCACAGCACTCTGGAGAAACTGACTCACATAACCCATCAACTCCATGCGCTGACCCTTCTCCAACGCCCAATCAGCCTGCACCAAAGAGTCAGCCTGCACCGAAATCCGGTAACTGGACAGCTGATCATCACGCAGTAACTGCACCGCTTGTTGGACGTACTGCATGTCAGCAGGGTTCAAAGCCCCAACGATCTGCTGCAACTTCTGGTCGGAATACAACTGCACGACCATCTCACCCATAATCTGCAAAATGCCAGTCACAAACTCAGCAATGTCACGCTGGTAGCCGTTCATGCGCACACTGGCAAACTGCGCCTTAATCTGCTGGGCCGCAGCCGTCTCATACTGGTTGGAAGCACCCCGCAGGATGTCACTCATGCCACTTACTTCAAACAGCACCGACTTCACAGCCTCATACTGAGCCTGCAGCTGCTGCAACACCATCGCCATCTGCTCAACTGGGTAATACTGGATACCACCCTGCGCACCACCCCGCTCAGTGAACATCGCCCAGTTATCCACCGGCACCAACACATTCTCACCACTGGTCAACATCCGACCAATCTCAGGCGACTCAGCGTCATACAACCCCGCCACCTTAATTGCGTCAATGATCAAACTAATACGAGCGTACAACATATCCAGCTGCGCATACTGATCCTGCGACTGATGGTAGTCCGTCACAGGCAGGAACGCAGTCGTGGTAATGTTAGCAATCAGCGGCTGAGGACATGGAAAGAAACCCTTCAGATGGTACGGGTCAGCGCGAGTCTCAAGCGGCTCCTCAGCACCCTTACACACCCAATGCACCTCACGAGCGCCCTTGTCCCAAATCTCATACACCACCAACTTGTTCTCAGTGATCTGCTTCGGCGTCAGGTTGTTCTTACTCTTGTCAGCGGAGGCATACTGCAGCTTGTCCTCACCCCACCGAGCTATGAACGCATCACGGGTCAACTCCAACTTACGACCTACCCATGTGACATCCTTCCAACTGCGAGCTGGAGAGTACAAAAAGTCCTCCCAGTACACGGAATCAATGAAAATAGCCTCACTACCAGCCATGGGAGCACCCTGCTCGTCCGTCTCCATCTCAAACCTAACCCAGACTGTACCAATACCTGGCACTAACCTGTCCAGAATGGCAGACCGTACCGCACTGGTGAAGTCATCCGCACACTGAATCTCGTAGTCCAAACCACGCTGGAGAATCAGTGACGCTACCCTAGCAACGTCATCCTCAGCGTCCTTGTGCATCCGAGACACATCCGCTTTAGGCAAGGAATTGAACAACGATTCCTTCAAAGTGTTCACATTTGCATAAAACAAGTTCACACGCTTCAATGTCGCCGAAAAGTCACTGCGATCATCCTTGTAACGGGTGTAAACCTTCGAACCATGCTCACACGCCGGCTGCAGGAACTTCTCAGCCTTCTCAATACGCTTTGTCCAAATCTTGCTCATTATCAAATCCTGGAAGTGGAGGAACGACGCTTCTCGCGCTCCTCAAATAGTGAGTGCAGGTTCATCACCGCGCCCGTAGGGTGGGCTGCCGACACTATACGAGGCTTACCAGCCTTATTCAACGCACCCTTGGAAGTAGCTAACGCCATCATCCGCGCAGCGTCCGCAGGATTTGAGGCCCAATTATGAAGGGGGGTAGCACTGAACATCTGGCTTTTTTCATTCCATGTGCGCTGATACTCACGCAAAGCAGCCACCGCAACACGCACATCCGCGTTGGCAGTGTTAAAATACCAGGTAGGCAGCGAAGCCCTCACCGCCTGTATACCATCCTGAACAGACAGGGACGGCACAATGGAGGTCTTCATCCCCGCCTCATGCATCAACTCCCTGACACTCTTCCCCGTCTGGAACGAC